AAGCTCAAGAAGATAAAAAAGGCTCAGAATCCCCACTAGATAAGTTCTCTGATGTATTTAAAATGGATGATACTGGTGATGGAAATGCTCCTATTTTCAACATCGATCCAGTTAAACTTACAGAACAAGCACAGAAAACTAATTTCGTAAATTCTATTCCAGCTGAGAAATTAGCTGAAATGGCTAAAGGCGGCGAAGAAGGTGTCAAAGCTGCCATGGATATTATTAATAATGTAGCACAAAGCGGATACGCTCAAACTACGTTAGTTGCAGCAAAACTTGTAGAACACGCACTAGAGAAACAACGTGCACAGTTTCAAGATGTGGTGATCCCACAGATGTTGCGGCAGATGAATGTTCAACAGCAGCTTTCAGATGTTAATCCTGCTTTGAATCATCCAGCTATTGCACCAGTAATCTCAGCGGTACGCGATCAACTCGCAAAGCAGCACCCTGATGCATCTCCGAAAGAAATCTCTGTGATGGCTCAGGACTTTATCACTGCATTTGCCACAGCTGTAAATCCTCCCAAGGATGTTAAGCAGCAATCAGGCAAAGAGCCCAAAGAAACTGATTGGAGTGCTTTTCTTTCCTCATAGGAGATTTATATGTTCGTTCGTCCGCTAGTGTATGGAGCTGGAGGAATGCCACAACCAGCACGTCCTGGAGATGGTCTTAGTAATCCTCAGCTTTTTGCTCTTACTGCTGATTCTAACCAAGTAATGGGTGTACCTGCTATTTCTGCAGGTATTTATAAACGCACTATTACTTCGGCTAGAACTGATACTACGGCTACTGCTGCTGCCATTCTTGCAGCTATGCCTAATATGGATGTAGGAGATTCTTTCCTTGTCCTAGTCAATGCAATTGGAAACACTCTCACTCTTGCAGGTGGCACAGACGTCACAGCTTCAGGTACTCTTACTGTTGCAACTGCTACGTCACGGTGGTTCCTTTTCACTAAAACTTCCGCCACGACGATGACTCTCATCGGCCTGTAATAGGAGAATATAAATGTCCACTGGTCTTTTTACCACCACCAATCTAACCACTGATCTTGCAAAGAAATCATTTGCAGGAATGATTACACGGTTAATGCCAAATGGAAGTGCAACTCTGTTTGGTCTAACTGCAATGCTGGCAACTGAAACTGCTGTGCAAGTTGAGCATGGATTCTTCTCTAAAACAATGCTCTTCCCACAGTTCCAAGTTACGGCTGCTGGTCAAGCTGCGGGTGATATTGTATTTGATGTTGTTAGCACTGCTAATCTGCTTCCAGGTATGATTATGCGAGTTGATAGCACTGGTGAGAACATCATTGTCAATCAAGTTCTCAATGCTACGCAAATTGCTGTTACTCGTGCAGTTGGTACTGTAGTTGCAGCTGCTATCGCTGCTAACATCTATGCATACCAAGTGGGTAATGCGTTTGAAGAAGCTTCTCTGCGTCCAAATGCTCTGAACATCAATCCTGTTCGGATCACGAATCTAACGCAGATCTTTCGCAATACCTGGGCCATCTCCGACACGATTCGTCAAACGATGATGATTGCTGGAGATACGAATGTTATGGAGTCCCGTCAAGATTGTGCAGCGTTTCATGCTGCTGATATTGAGAAGATGCTAGTTTTTGGGCAGAAGTCTCAGGGAACTCGTAACGGTCAGCCTTTCCGTACTGCTGATGGACTGATTAATATCGTTCAGAATCTGACGTATTATCCGTCATATATGAGTGCGGTTAACAGTTTTACTGCTGGCGCAACCACCAATTTTACGCAATTGGAAGGTTTCTTAGATCCTGTTTTCAATCAGGCTACAGATCCTAAAATTGCTAATGAGCGCATTCTTATCGTTGGTGGTACCGCTCGTAGAGTTCTTAATGGTATTGGCCGTCTGAATGGTACTTACATGATGGTGGATGGCCAAACTAGTTGGGGTCTGCAATTCTCCACGTTCAAAACTTCTCGTGGAACTTTCCGTCTAATTGAACATCCTTTGCTTAACAGCAATACTAGCTGGCAAAAACTGGCAATTGCTGTTGATCTGAGTACCTTCCGTGTTGCCTACTTAGGCGATCGTAAGACTCAGAACAAAGAGTTTAATATGGATGGAGATGTCTCCGATAACGGTATCGATGCCGTTGGTGGAACTCTTACGACTGAGATCACTACAGTTGTTAAGAATCCTCCTGCTAACTCAGTGGTGTTTAATCTTACAGCTCCGGCTGCTGGTTAATCTCCCCCGAGAGCGTAGTCTTTCCAGTTCCTACGCACCAAAGAACTGGTTTTTTAACTCTCATTGGGGAATAAAATGTCCGATACACCTTCTGTAGATAATATTGCAGCTGAAATTTTAGCAGATCAAAGATCACAAGCACAGAAAGAAGCAGCACTTTCTAAAGCTACTATTGCTGTGAATGCCAATAAAGCTATCAGTGATGAACAATTGAAAGAAGGTAAATTAAAACTCTTTCGTTGCACTATGAAGAACTCTCAGTTTGTTACTCGTAACGGTAAGTACATTCAATTTCCAGATGGTTTCTTTACTACAAATGATCCACTGGATATTGCAGAATTGGAATATGAAATTGGTAAAGGGCATCCACATATCTATATTGATAAAGATCATGTATATGTGGACACTGCTTTTAGTCCTACTGAACTTGCAGAGAGGGCTAGATTGAAAGAAGAAGTAAAACAGGAACTTATGCGAGATATGGGATTCACTAAGCAAGGAAGTTTTCAAGCAGGAGTTCAAACTTCAGCTGGAGTAGGAGCTTTATCTGGTGTAACTCCAGCAGGTGTTAATCCTAAACTTCTAAAAATTCTTCAGTCTCAGCCTAAAGCTACTGGCGGATAAGAATGAATCTTAGCGAGCTGGTTAATGAAGTCTACACCTTCACTGCTAGGCCAGATCTAGTAGAAAAAACTAAATCAGCCGTTAAAGCTGCTGCGTTGAAGATGCACCATGTTGATTTCTTTGATCGTGATTTGGTAGAGACTCCGATCAATCTTGGTGCAGCTCTCAACATTCAAAGTTTTCAATATAAGGCTCTCTTTCCTCTCTGGAGAGCTTTAAAATATGTTCGTTATCTTGATGTTGCTACAACTCCTGCTGCGCCAGGACCTTTTTTTGATCCTATTACTCCAGAGCAAGTATTAGATTCATACAGTGTAACTAAGACAGATGTATGCTATCTTGCAGGATCTAATCTGCAAATGAACGGTTATTTTGCTTTTCAATATATTCTTCTAGGTCATTACGAGCATCCTAATATAACAGATGCAGGTTGGAATAGTTGGATTTCTGTTGAGCATCCATACGCAATTGTATATGAAGCAGCCAGGAATATTTGTAAATTAAATGGTAAAGATCAGGAGTATGTAAGAATGGAAAGTTCGCTCGCTGAGGAGGTTCAGTTGCTTAAACTTACAGCTTTGCAGACTCGGGGATATTAAATGCCAGCAACTATTTGGGAAGCAACTGCTCCTGCTTCTGTTCCAGTTGTTGATCTTATTTCTCTTAGAAATAGAATTATAAATGGAGATATGAGAGTTGACCAAAGAAATGCAGGTGCAGCTGTTACTGTTAATTCTGCTGTCTACACCTATGCTGTAGATCGTTGGGCTGGATTTGGACAAGCAGCTGATGGAGTATTTACACTTCAACAATTATCTGCAACTCCCCCAGAAGGCTTCACTAATTACTTAAGAGCTACAGTAACAACTGCTGATGCTGCTATAGGAGCAGCTCAGAATTATCTATTGGCACATAAGATTGAAGGCTATAATGTAGCAGATTTTGATTTTGGTAAATCCACCGCTAAATCTACTGTTCTATCTATTCGTGTTCGTTCTTCTCTAGCAGGTACATTCTCTGGCTCTCTCCTTAACAATGGTGCAGATAGAGCTTATGTATTTACATTCACAATCAATGCACCAAATGTATGGGAATATAAAACAATTGTACTTCCAGGCGATGTTACTGGGACTTGGACTGTAGATAATACCACTGGTGTATTTATTTTTATTTCTTTAGGTGTTGGTTCTAATTTTAAAGGTGCCTCCGCAGTCTGGGGAAATACTCTCTTATATGCTGCTACTGGTTCAGTAGATTTAATTGGAACTAATGGCGCTACATTAGATATTGCCGCTGCACAATTTGAATCGGGAACAGTAGCTACAGAATTTGAGCGTAGATTCTTTTCAGATGAACTTGATAGATGCCAACGTTATTATGAAAAAGCTGCATATGAAATCTGGAGTGGTAATGTAACCAGCGGTAATAACAATTATATATGGACTAGATTTAGAACTCTTAAACGTATTGCTCCGGTTATAGTAGGAGTTGATTTAGGTGTCGCTTCTTTTCCTGCTGGAGTACCTTCATTTGTAGGAATTCCTTCTACTACAGATGGTTTTAGAGCAGAAAAAACAGCTAATGCTACCGCCTCAGGATTCTTTGCTTTTAGTTGGACTGCTTCTGCAGAACTATAATGAATCATTACTATCCTAAAGCAGCTGCATCAATTCTTGCAAATATTGCTGCGATAGTAGTGGTTCCATTTGCTCTTCTTTTTACTTCAAAAGATTCTCGTCATCTTCCTAGATTGTTTCAGTGGTGGGATACTCCTGATCAAGAATTACCTGGAGATTTAAATAAACCACTGATTCAAAAGATGTATGAGAAACGTGGCTTCTTTCTAACTTCTTTCTACTGGCTTGGATGGAGGAATAGAGCTTATGGTCTCAGCAGAGTTTTTGGACTTCGAATTCAAGAGCCCATCATTGTCACCACTAACGACATTTTTCCCTCCGATGACACGGAAGTTCGAGGAACAGGGAAACATACAATCACATGTGCGGGTAAGAGATACTGGGAAATCTATGGAGTCTATGGTACAGCTAGATTTGGACTTCGAGTAAGATTTGGTTGGAAATTACAGCCTCTTGTACAGAGACCTGTGGAAGAATGGTCACAAGATAAAAGCGCTACAGGTAGTCTTGTGACTCATATATCTCTTAGAAAATTTCAAAACTAATGGCACAAGAAACTTTTCGTGCAAATCTTCATGCGAATAGTTTTCCTTTCTTCTCTAAAAATTTTGGAGAGACTGTAATACTGCAGAAATATGATCAAACGTATTCAAGAGCATTAGCTCCTAATTCGGAGAATGAAAAAGATTCAGGTGTTCCACAGGCATATTACATGCATAATGTATTGCCTACGGAATATGGATATAAATCAGTAAGTTATAGAAAAATTGCACAACCGACTGCTGGAGCACCTTTTGGTGGATCAGACGTAGCAATTTTATATCCAGGACCTAATGTATTTAATCCATCAAATAGATACTGGCATACAGCATATCCTACAACTGCAGGAGTAGATGGTGCTACTTTTTATGATTTTGTTCCTCCAATTGGCATTAGTACTGTAGCTAATTATACTAATACCACCAATACATTAGGTGTTGGACATGTGCCTATTAATATGGCTTATGTTCAAGGATTAAATTTTTATACAAATGGAGTAGCAAATCAAATAGCAGAGATTAATTATGCTACTTTAGCAATTACTATAAGAGCTACTGGTGTTGGTGTTGGATTTGCTGGTCTTTGTGCTTCTCAAGGATATCTTATTGCTTGGGCAGGAAACAATGTATATTGGAGTAGTCTTACTGTTCCTTATGATTTTACGCCTTCACAAGTTACAGGAGCAGGCGGTGGTGCCGTTTCTGGATTAAGAGGAACCATTGTAAAGTGTGTCACTACTCTTAATGGATTCATTATTTTTGGTGCTTCAAATGCAGTGTTTGCTTCTTACACTGGAAATGTGAAATATCCTTTTAGTTTTATAGATATTAAAAATGCAGGAGGTATTAACAGTGGTTTTGCAGCACATGAAGATGGAAATTCAGGAATGGCTTATGCACTTTCATCTTCTGGGCTGCAAGCTATAGTAGGGAATCAAGCTGAAACTGTTGTACCTGATTTAGATCTTTTTGTTAATAATCGAAAACTTGAGGTTTATAATCTTACTGCAAATGATTTCGAGTACTTTACAATAAATCCTAGTCAGCCAAGTGATGCTTTGTATATGAAGGTTTCTTTTGTAGCTAAAAGGTATCTTTGTATATCTTATGGTAAACAAGAAATACAACATTTTTCAGTGGGTCCTCCACCTATTCTTTTAGATTACTATATTCAATATGAATATGTATTAGTGTATGATACTGTTCTTCTTCGTTGGGGAAAACTTAAAAAACCACATGTAAGCGTATTTACTTATACTAATATAGGATACGGTTCTTCTTTTGCTTCTGCTTCTATTTGTCTCATGGGACCCGATGGAAATGCTTGGATTGTAGATCTGGCTGATGAACTCTCTGCTGATGCAGATGCAGTTCTCATTCTTGGAAAATATCAAAGAGATAGAGAATCAATGTTGAATTTGCAAGGAGTAAAGATTCAACATACTGAGCTTGGGGATTCATTTGAACTTGGAACTTATTACACTCTTGACGGTAAAACTAAAGCTGGCTTTGTTCCAGGATATCTTGCATACACTAAAGAAGGTGTAAGAGACTATAATTTCGATGTGAATGCATTGAATCACTCTATTGTTCTCAAGGGTGATTTTCATGTAAATTCTCTTCTTCTTACTCATACAAATGGTGGATCGGTAGGTGGATAATGCCTGATCTATCATCTGAATTCCAACTTAATCTTCCTCGTTTCGTAAATACTGGTGATCCTAGATTGGATCGTGCAATACAGCCAATTCATGATGCACTCAATATTCTTGCACAGTATCTTGATGGAATAAATCCACAGTCTGCACTTTCAGCAGCAAATACTCCCATTAATACCTTGCGTAAATCTGGTATGAATCGCATGGTTGTTAAGGCATTAGGAAACATTGCAGAAGGACAACCAGTATATTTTACTCTCAATGCTGGAGAATTGAAAGCATTGCCAGCACTTGCAACTGCAACTTTCTCTCTTGCAATGGGATTCTGTTCACAGCCTGGGGGAGTTGCTACTGGTGCGTTTGGAGAGTTTACACCAGCTCTTGGAGTAGCTAAGACTTCTGGACTCACTGTAGGTACTAAATATTTTCTACAAGATGCAGGTGGATATGGAGCTGGTCCAGGCACAGCATTACAATTTCTAGGAGTAGCTCTTACAACTACAGATCTTCTTTTCATTCTAGAGGCAAGATGAATCTTTCAGATCATTTCACTCTTGAAGAAGCTCTTGTATCACAAACAGCTACTCGTCTAGGATTAGATAATTCTCCGTCTCCAGAGATTCTAGATGTAATGATTCGTACAGCATTGCAGTTAGAGAAAGTTCGCGCTCTTCTTAATTCTCCAATTCTTGTAACTTCTTGGTATCGCTCTCCTGAAGTTAATAAAGCAGTTGGCTCTTCTTCAACAAGTCAACACATTAAAGGAGAAGCAATAGATTTCATTTCTCCTAAGTATGGTACTCCTTATGCCACATGTAAATTTATTGAAGAACATAGTACTCTCATACGATTCGATCAATTAATTTTCGAGGGTACTTGGGTGCATGTTTCTTTCTGTGGAATCCCCGGTACAGTTCCTAGGAAAGAAGTATTAACCTATATGAAAGATAGGACATACGCCAGAGGATTACATGAATTCCGTTGAAGGAGATACAAGTGTCTCTAAGCTCAGTGCTTGGGTATCTCTAGGTAAGAATTTTGTTTGGATCATTGGTTTGATAGTAGTAGCTTTATATAAATTTCAAGAACAAGAGAATATCAATTTGAATCAAGATATTCAATTAAGAGCAATAAGAGAAGAATATAGATACTATAATACTAGAGCAGAAAAATTAGATGATGAGTTACACAGTATCAGATTAGAAGTGACTACTTTAAAAACTAAGCAGGAATCTGAGCAAAGGATGAATCGTGAGTACCGTCGGTGACATTCTTAAGAAAACATTACCAGTAATAGCTACCGCTCTCGGTGGGCCTCTTGCAGGACTTGCAGTTGATGCTGTAACTTCTTTTTTAGGTATTCCTAAAGAATCAGCTGAAAGAGTTAAAGCTGTATTAGAAGGTCTCCCACCTGAGAAATTGGTGGAGATGAAGAAAATTGATGCAGAGCTTCAAATTCGTTTAGCTGAACTTGGATATGACTCCGTTTTAAAATTAGAAGAATTAAATATTCGCGCGGATGAGGCAGTAAATGCAACAATGCGAGCGGAAGCAGCTTCTGAACATTGGCCTACGTATTCTTGGAGACCTTTCATTGGGTTTGTGTTTGGTATTACTTTTATGTTTGTTGCAGGCTTATGTTGCTATCTA